GTGATGGATACTTAAGTTTCATTGATAAGTCATCATCAAGTTTTATGATATTTTTATGTCCCCTTGTTTTTTGTATTTTAATTGAATCAATATCAATCGTCATCTCAACTTGAGTTTCTCCATCATCTGGGCAAGTAACATTTACATCAACAGTTTCACCAACAGATTTTCCTCGAATATTTAAGAACAAATATTCAATATCAAATGTTGCGAGTGATTCTACTTTAATATCCTTAGTAAGAATACAATCACTTAATATTTGGACAATAGCATCTGTGATTTGTTTCATATCTTCAGATTGCATTGCCATAATGAGAATCTTTTCTTCCCTTACAAGAAAAGGTCTGTATTTAACTTTTTTCCCATTTGATGGTAAAGTCAACTCATATGTTGGCGTATTAATCTTGGGCAATGGCATAATTTTTAATGCAATTCAGTTTTAATTATTTAGATCACTATCTTGTAAATTCTCTAACGTCAGAACCACCACCAATATCTCCACCAGTACCACTAACATTTCTTCTACTCAACAATCCTAGTATTCTGGATAAATCAACACGACCAGTATTTGGATCTACTGTAGCATTCAATACATCTAATGAGATCAATGGATTATTAATCCAATTTTGATTTCCTTGAGCAACTCCAGCATTAAATGCTTGTTTTATTTGCTCATCAGTTGTAAGTTCGGTTTGTGGAATTATTTCCTTAGAAGAAACGATATAACGATCATAATTAAATGTAATTGTAACTTTCATAAGATCTGCTGGTCCATATGATACTGGAATTGAAACCATTCCTTTTGGAAATGCATTGATAAACTTATATTCCAGAACTCTTTTATAATCTTTCTCAAACTTATGGATACTCATTGTAGAAACCTTATAAAAATTTGGAAATGCGAATCTTCTAAAATAATTTGACTCCTCACTTTGTGATTGACCTGCACCAGAAATATAGTCTAACCAAGACTCAAAAAACTTGATTGAATCATAATTTTGATCAACATAAAATGTAAAATCAGAATCTGCATACAATCTAGTATGTGCAAACTCTTGTGTTACCCCCATAAAATTATCTTTCACTTCTGCAGTAGCATAAGAAGATGTTGGCAATGATGCCTCAGAACATAAGAATCCAAGTCTTCTGGATATAAAATCTTTTGAGTTTGATATTCGACTATATTGTTCTATATGTGTGCTTAATTCTGGAGTAAGTCCAGTTGGAATTACAACTAGATAGTGATTTGTCTGTGCTAGATTTCCTACCAATTCCCTAGCACGGGACATTGTAATTGCCTTAGCAAGATTATTAGACACTCTAAATACCTTATAGGACTACTTTTATTATTAAGTATTTAGATGTCAAAAAGAGAGTTCTTACAAGGAAGATATAAACCATCAAATCCTGAAAAATATAAGGGGGATGTTCATAATATCATTTACAGAAGTAGTTGGGAAAGAAAGTTTCTTTATTACTGTGATACTAATGAAAATATTTTAGAGTATTCTAGTGAAGAAATTATAATTCCTTATAGATCTCCAGTGGACAATAAGATACGTAGATATTTTCCAGATTTTTACATAAAGTATAAAGATAGTGATGGAAAAATAAAAAAAGACATTAATTGAAATTAAACCCTTCAGGCAAACTCAAGAACCTAAGGTCCAGAAAAGAAAAACAAAAAGTTACATTTATGAAGTCGTTGAATATGCAAAGAATCAGGCAAAATGGGATGCTGCTAAAGAATGGTGCATTGATCGTGGATGGGAGTTTAAGGTCCTTACGGAATCAGACTTAGGAATTAAATAATGGCAAGAACAATCCGAAAAGGTGGAAAACTTGGAAGGGGATATAATTATGTTCTTGAAACTGGTGAAGTAACATATAGCAATGATCCAAATATACCTGTTGGATCAAATGTTTATGATGAAGGAATTAGAAAAGATGTAAGAAGACTGGGACAAAGACCAACAGATGATAATGCAAATCGTATTCGTAGAATATTGCAAAGATTAATTGGAACTGAGGATCCTGAAGATCTAATGCTAGAAATTATGGATGCACTAAAAAGTACAGTAAGTCCTGTTCCAGATCCAGGAAACTTTTATACTTATGTTTATAAGGCAAAGACTCCTGGAATAGTTTATGATCAGCACCCATTAGTTGCAGTCACTGATGTTTATGCAAAGGGTTTTAGTGGATTTAATTTTCATTGGGGTAAAATGAGAAATTATACTTGGAATGAAGTGATTGGTCAATTATATGAAGTTGATCCAGGAGAAATTGCAGACTTAAGAGAAATCCCTTTATGCAAAGTTTCTAAATAGTTAAAAAAGGATAAATGGCAAGTATACTTAGATATCCTTATGAAGCACTGACTAATGAAACAGATTATCTGCAAATTGATATTAGACAGTATCAGTCAGTTCAAGAAAGATCTGGAAGTTTAGTATCTGGTGGTTCTCAAAGAGACTTTAATGCTGCAACTGGTTTAGAAAAAACAACCGCAACAGAAAGGCCATTAAAAACTAATGGAACCATCTTCCTACCAATTCCATCAAATGTTCAGGATGGAAACTCCGTAGATTTTGCTGCTGGTAATCTCGATGGATTGACTGCTGAAGTTTATAGTTCGGTTAGAGCAGGAATTGAGGGATTCAATGGTGTTGATCTTAGTAATCCTTTTGGACCTAATGGACCAGCATCTAAAGTATCCGAACTTATGGGAACTCTAGCAGCACCATTTGTCGATAATGCAAATAACTTTAAGAAAGTTTTTTTAGCACAAATAGCAGCACAGGCAGCAAATATTCCTCTTGGAGGATCATTAACCCGAGATGCTGTATTTGCAAGACAAAGTGGAGAAATATTAAATCAAAATGTAGAACTTCTATTCAATGGAGTAAACTTAAGATCCTTTAAATTTTCATTTAAGTTGACGCCAAGAGGTCCAGAAGAAGCAAAACAAGTTAAATTAATTATTAATGCATTTAAGAGAAATATGGCACCAAAACTGGGATCATCAAATGGTGGAGATTCTAGTAATATATTCTTAAGTACACCAAATGTATTTAATTTAACTTACAAACAAGGAACTAAAAAACACCCATTCTTGCATACATTTAAGCAATGTGCATTAACTGATATGTCAGTGAATTATACTGGAGAAGGTGTATATGCAACTTATGGTGGAAGTAGTAAAGGTGGAGAAGGCACACCAGTTTCTATGATACTAGAGCTTGGATTTAAGGAACTTGAACCAATTTATGATACTGATTATAACGGCGATGATAATCTCGCAGAAGGAGTAGGATACTGATATGGGATACTTCAGAGAACTACCAGATGTAGATTATCAGTCATTTCTTCCAGATAGTAACTCGAATAGAAATTATTTGAGAGTTAAAAATCTATTCCGGAGAAATAAATTACGCGATGACTTACAAAATGTTTTTACAATTTTTAATAAGTATGAAATCCCAGAAGGATCAAGACCAGATACTGTTGCAGAAGAATATTATGGAAGTGCAACACTAGATTGGGTTGTATTAATGACCGCTGGGATTATCAATGTAAGAAATGAATGGCCTTTATCAAATAGAGACTTATATCGTTTTGCAGTAGAAAAATATGGCATAGAGAATCTTACTGCACCACATCATTATGAAACTATTGAAGTGAAAGATAGTCAAAATAGATTAATTTTACCTGAAGGAAAAGTTGTTGACTCAGACTTTACAATACCTAATCCAAATAATCCTGCTGTTAATATTAATCCAGTAACAAGTATAGAAAATTATGAATATGAAGTTAGAAAAAATAGAGAGAAGTCTTCAATTTACTTATTAAAACCAAGATATTTGCAACAGTTCTTAAATGATATGAGACAGATTATGCTTTATGATCGTTCTTCAGAGTTTATTAATGAAAAACTAATAAGAACAGAAAATACAAAAGTTATTAGTGACTAAAAAGGGGAGGTTTCCCTCCCCAATTTTATATCATTCTGCAAGTGCTGCAAAGTATTTCAAGGTCTCATCATCCTCATCATCACTAGAAGAGGACATTGTAATATCAGGAGAATTAAAATCATTATCTGAATTAGAAGTTTCTCCACGACGCTCACGCTCAAAGGATTCTTCCATTTCAACAGTTTCTTGATCTTGCATCATAGGAACTCCACGATTTCCTAGAACATAGTCAAGACGCTTCTTCAGTTCATCATAAGTCTTGAACTGATCAGGAGCAACAAACTCTGCAAGAGAATACTGCTTTTTCCAGATTGCTTCCATTTCATCATCATCCTCAAGAAGTGCATCGGGGCGAGCAAACTCTGAGGAATCATAGTTGCGATATCCAGCAACATTCTTTGCCTTCAACTTAAAGTTGGCACCTTGCCAGAAGTCAAAAGGATCGATTGCTTCCTCATCCTCAAACTCAGGTTGCATTGCTTCAGTGAGTTTATCAAAGATTTTCTTGCCGTATTTGAAGAGGAATGTCTTACCTTCATTCTCGGGGTTTGCAGGGTCTTTTACGACATAAATGTTAGAAATATATGTCAGTTTACGCTTCTGCTTTCGTGCCTGTTCTTTACCTGCATCGGTTCCATTATTCCAGAGACCGGAGTTGTGTTCACATACAGGACATTTTTGATTGAGTGTAGTGAGACAAGAATCGATCAACCACCCCCCAGAACCTTGAAATGCGTGACTATAAACCTTCACAAACGGAAGATCTTCGCCTTCAGGTGCGGGGAGAAAACGAATTACGGCATAACCATTTTGAGATTTATCTACACTCAACTTCCAGAAGCGATCATCTTCACT